ATCCTGTAACCAACCTATAGATACAAATTCTGCCCACACTGGAATTTCATATTTAATAAGCTCTTCTTTGCTTAGGCCGTGTTTAAGATGGTCGTTCATTTCTCATCACCTTCAATAGTTTGCTTCCATATATGCCATAGCCCACATTTATTACATTTATGTTGCGTATATCGTTTTGACATTTTTTCAAGCCATCCAAGATTACCAACATATCCGCGAGATTCACCTAAGATTTTATCCTTTTCACATTTACTCATTCTATTCCCCTTTCAGTTATTGCTAATATGCCTAGTATTCTTTTAATCTCTTCTGCTCTTCGCTCCACTTTTTCGAGTTCCTCTATCCAGTAAACTTCTTGTTCTGGGGTAAGGTTCTTTGGGGCGGGTAAATAAAATATCTCGCTCATAGTTCAGCCTCGTTTAGTATGTGTAGTCCCATTTCTGGGTGAACTGCATTTCTCAGAAGTTTACGCTGGTTCTTAGTGCCTTCTGGTAAGTATATTCCGTGGTGTTCCTGTAGTGTTGCGTGGTCTTCTGCTGCAGAAACTCTGGTTGTAGACCTTGCATTAGCTACATTGAACTTCTTAAATCTCTTGAAATTGGGGTCTTTTATTGCAAAGTTGCTCCAGTAGTAGTGTCTGTCAATCTTGGCTGTCGGTGCAACCAAAGGTTCATAATATGGTATTACGTTCTCGACTACCCACTTACCCTTGTATCTGTGCTTCAAGAATAGTATCTCTTGGTACAGGCTCATGTCTGGGTATCGCCTTACACCTTGAGCATGAAGAAATGAATTAGCTCTCGAGTGTGTGGGGCATGGCGGGCTTGACCAGATAAAATCAAACTCATCGGAGTGGTCTATTAGGTATTGGTGAGCGTCTGCAACAATAACAGTATCGTTCGGGTACATCAGCTTATAAGCATCTGCGATGTATTGTTCGCTCTCAACAGCAGTAACCTCATGCTCATCGCCCCAGAGTTTACGGTTGCCGCCAATTCCAGCATATAAGTTTAGTATCTTCATGCCGTACCCTGCGCATCACATTGACCGTCTTTACATCTACTCTGGGGGAGGCGACATAAATTACACATCATCATCATCTCCCTCTATCCAATCTCCTAGTCCTACTATCGGCATGAGAAAGAGGGCAATTATTTTCCATAGCAGTGTAGGGTTATTCATATTTCTTCCTCTCTGATTCGATAGCCTGTGCATAGTAGTCTGGGTCTGGCTGCATGAGGTCGATGTCTTTCTTTACTCTATCTAGTACAGCTTGTACCTCTGAGTTGATGAGGGCAATTATCCCGTCTAGTTTTTCCTCCTCAGATCTATCCAATATAGGGAAGTCATCTTCAATCATGAGACTGCATAGTTGTTCTCGTAGGGTATCTTGTGTACTCATAGCTTCTCTCTCTGCTCTTTTAAGGTGGCGAGACGCTGTTCAAAATAGGCTATGCTCACACCTTTTGATGTGTTCTTTCTTATTTCTTCATCGGTGAACCAATCGTCCCCACTGTAAAATTCGTCCGAGTTTTTGTCGAACTTCTCCAGCTCCTCAATAGCACCGTTCAATCGTGCCAATTTGACTAGCCTGTCTACTTCATCTTTAGTAAAGAACCCAGCCTCGTTAAGCGCTTGTCGACGCGCCTCGGCTGCTTCTTCGACTGTATCGAAACGACCAACGTAATTCCTACCTGCCATTGCTACCCAGTGTCCATTCGACATATGGACGCCGATTATTCCACTAGTATTCTTTCCTCTTGGTCGTACATTGAAAGTCTGTTGTCTTCTTGTAGCCCATCGGCAGTTTTCTGGGCTATAGTCACTATTAACGTCAATACGGTCTATTGAATGGTTAGGTGATGGTCTTTTACCCATGTCTTCTAAGAAGTTCAAAAAACCACCTGCACCCGACCATCGTTCGCATACTTTGATTCCACGCCCGCCATAATGTCTATAATCATCACGATTAGGATTATTGCACCGCTGTTTCATATTGCTCCATGCTTTGTTTTCAGGAGTACCACTTAGACCATGGTGTCTCAGCCCTTTATTGCTCATTTTCCGTCATCTCCTTTCTACACTCGTCATAACCCTCCTGTTTAGCCTTGGCTAGGAGGGATTTGAGGCGTTGCTTGGCTTCATTGGGGGATAGTGTTGGACCTTCGGGTTCGTCACCACTCCTTTTATATGAACCAAACCAAGCGACCTGCTCTAGTATCTCATCTAGTTCTTTGTCGTAGTCTGTCATAATAGCCCCTCCTCTGACATCTTTATTGCCATATGAGCCTTCCGTATTCTTTCTTTAGCCTTACTAATAGCCTCCTTGTCTTTAGGATTTGTGAAGTAATTATACTGAAGATAGGCGGCGTTTAGATCCTGTTGTAGTTTGTAATTTTTCACTATTCTCTATCCTTCACAATGATTATGGCAAACATAAATATAATAATTATTGCTATTGCTATTGCGATTATTTCCATTACTTCTCTCCCATTTCCTTTAGTAGCTCACCGTCTTCAGCAATCTCATATTCGTCGTCTGGGTCTATATCTTTGCCCTTCATGGGAGCTAGCCATTTACCGCATTTCGGGCAGTTCAGATACAACCCAACAAATGTCAGTGTGCAAAATCTACAATGCGTTTTACTCATTTCAACTCCTTTAGTAGCTGCTTGGCTTTGGCTCGCTGCATTCTTCGTATATCATTTCTAGCCACTCTGATTTCATATGGTGGTTCAAGAGGCATCTTAAATCCAATGTAGTCATCTTCACCTATCACCTCATTGATAAGGCTCTCAAATAGGGAGATGATGGCGTGTGAGGCATTTTTATCAGCATCCAAGAATGAGTACAAGACCTCTGCTCTATGCTCACCTAGTATCTCGTCTATACTCTGTTCCCGTGTCATGATGTTAAAACACCTTCTCTTGACTCAGGTCCAAGTCCTCGTCCTCGATCACCGTAGCGCTGGTGACCAGCACGTTGTCTGGGTCGACCTGTAGCGTAAGCCCACCGAAGCTATACTCATGCTCGAGGGCTAGTGCTCCACGAGACGCTGAGGGCTTGCGACCCAAGTAGGTGACCCGTAGCCCTAGACGCACGTCTCGGACCTCCCAGAGTAGTCCCTGGATTGCTTTACGAGCCTCATACAGCTGCTCAGCCTGCTGGCGGTCATACTCCTGCTCAGCTGGTGATACGTCATCAACTAGTGGGATAGTATGATCTTCTGGTAGTAGTCGTTTAATGTTACTCATTGTCTAATTCTCCTTTAATCATTATAGTTTTTTCTTTGGAGTGCGCTTCACCCATTTCTCGACTCGAAATAGGGCTGGGTCCGATAGCTGCTCTGCTGTTGGCTTATTGACTCGTTTACCGTACATTAGCCAGTAAGACACGAAGCGGTACTCTCGCTCCAGCTTTTCTTGAGCTTTCAACTCTTTAAGGGTTTGCTCAGCACTCTTAGGCTCGCTAGGTGGTGGCAGAATCAGTTGTTGAACTGGTTTTCTATTCAGCAATGAAAGCAAGTAGCCAATCGTTATGCCCAATAAAATATAGAAAAACTCAGTCATTTTCTAATTCCTCTCGTTCTTTCTCAATTTTTTCTCTCAGAAACCTAGCTGCATTGTCTGGGTCAATCATAATCATAGCGACTGCATGCTCTAGCGCTTGTATGCGCATCTCACGACCGTGCTTAATTAAAATATCTAAATCACTCATGACACGAACTCCTCGTACGCATAGTCCCACTGGGCGTCACACGTCCGGCAATACGGTGTGGCGTCCTGCCACTCCACGTCGAGGTGCTCACACTCCTCGAAATAGCCGTCGACCCGTGTCCATACACGTTCACCGCCGCGATAGCCGGTAACCGGAACACCTACCTCAAACCCCATCTCCAGTTGATTGATTGTAATTGTTGCACTCATTTGCTTGCTTTCCTTTCTATATATAATTGTACACCAACGGGTGGTGCTTTGTCAACCCTTTTTATAAAACTCGTCGTACCACTCCTGCTGGATCCGCTTGTTAAAGTCCCCCTTACTCTTCACAAGTCCCCAGAGCCGCTTGTCCAGATCGGAGGCAGAGACGTGATAAAACAGAACACTCTTAGTCTGTCCATGCCGCAAATTGCGTCCCCGAGACTGCTCATACAGTGCCCAGCTGGTAGGTGGCGACAGAAAGACGGTGATAGACGCATACGTCAGCTCAATGCCCTGCGCACCTGACTGATACTGGACCAAAGTGACGCTAGGTGGCAGCGTGTCCCACTCAGCCCGTGGTGGCAGGTAGCTCGCATGTCCCGACTGCTCGTAGACAGGCCGCTCCGGGAAGTGCTTAGCTAGTAGCGTGTGGATAGCCTCTCGCTCCGTATTAAAATTGTAAAACACCACGACCGACTCGTCCGTGCCGTCTAGCACGTTGTGGAGGGCGTCCATGCGCTCCGTGACAGGAACCTGTCTCAGGTACGTAAACAATGCGCTCGGGTTGTCCAGTGGCTCAGACTCGTCGTCCAGACGCTGGGTAATGGCACGCTTGGTGCGCTGGAGTGTTTTGGGTGTAGGTGTGGGCGTAACCGGCACAGACTTGGATGGTAGCTTCAGTGCGCCAGTACGCTCCAGTGGTCGTGAGACACTGTGCCACCAGCGCGAGAGGGTGTCCTCATTGCGATAGCCTAGTAGCAACGGAAAGCCCCTCGAGCGGTCGATCATCTCAAAGCGTTGTACGAAGTCTGTTTTGTTGCGAGCCAGGCCAGTCAAGATAGCGTAGGTCTCACCAGAGCGCCAGCCGTTAGGTAGCGGTGTCGCCGTAAGCAGTATGAATTGACGAGCCACTTGGCAGAATTTAATGGCAGCTTTGCTCCGTTTAGAGGAAGCGTTGGCTATATAGTGTGCCTCGTCAAAAATGACCGTGATGTCCTCTGAGAGGTACTGGTGCCAGTATCTCGAGAAGCGATCATAGCTGATGACTGGTGTTGGTGGGAGTGAGGCCAGCTCAAACTCACGCAGCCAGCCACCCTCACGCACCTTAGAGGCAGGAGCCACGACTAGCAGTGGTTGGTTTGGGTTGTGTCGCTTGTAGTGTGCCAGTGATAGCTGGCCCTTGCCTGTACCAGTCGCAGCCGACATGATGACATCTTTTGGTAATCCCTCAAGATAGGCAGACTGATAATCAAATAAGGGCATACGCTATCAGTGCTGCGACTGTGACTATGATGGTAGTAAATATAGTGAGTAATGCTAGCAATGCTACCACTAGCCCTGCGTCTCGTGCTATCAGCTTATATCGTTTCATTTCTTATCTCCTTTTAATTCAGCTATACGTTCTCTAGCATACTGGTCAGCTCGGGCGAGTGTCTTGTGTATTCCTACCTGGTCGAACCCTGCATACTCCATATTTTTCTTGCAGTATTCAAGCGCGTAGTGGTCGTAGCTCGCTGAGTTACTCGCAACGTGTTCCATCACATATGACCAATACAACTCATCCAGATTTTTGAGATGTGCAGCATCGCCGACAAAGACCCAACTTCCCAGCCTGTCAGGGTCATACCCTTCTATACGTTCATCAATAGTCATATCGTACCCCCTAACTAAATATACTTATGATCTTATCTGTAACTATATACACCAGTAGTGTAACTGTTGAGGCCATCAGTAGTCCGACTCTGTGCCTGTAGGCAAGGTGCTTGAGGACTGTTGCGGTGTCCGTAGCCTCTAAAAGCGTGTTGCTTGTTCGTGGCATACGTCCGGTCTTTACTATTTCTTTGGTTGTCATAGTTTACCCCTTGTAATATGATGGCGTTGTGACCGCCTTATATACTGTTGGCATGTCTTGGGCGATTGTCACCAGTGTAAACACCAGAAACACCGCGCCAGCTGTCAATGCTGTTATTTTGAGTAGTTCATTCATGATACATCCTTACTGTATAAATCATAAAATTCAAACTCTTTTTCTTGGATTAAATTCCAGAGTAGTTTGTGCGCTTCCCATACGTCGCGCATTTCTGTTGGCGCTTTGTCCCAAGTGGTGCATAATCGATCTAGTGAGTCATCCATACGCCAGTAAGCGTTTTGCATTTTCTTTAGCTGTAGTCGCTTTGCTTTTTTATCAGTCATTATGCTGCTACTGCCTCCGTTCCTTGATATTTGCTATACACCTGCTTAATTTGCTTAGCAGTGTAGACACCTTCAAACAGTGCCACCACTTCGCTATAGTCACCAGTATAGAATGCCTCGTGATTGTTTAGCTCATACAAAATTGACTTTTCGGTTTCTTCTCGAGTCTCGCGCATCTCTTTTTTGGCTTGTTTCTCCCATGCCTTAATCGCGTCCATCATCTCGATATATTGCTGCTTGTATTGTCCTGGAAAATAGCCACCGCTGCCGATTGAGACATACTTGTGTCCCTCGATCACAGGGTGTTTCGCTTTGCCCTCTTCCCACTGCTTGTCACCAAACGCCCAGAAAATATGGCACTCTTTGAAAAGCTCGTCATATTTAGCCTGCACTTGTTTCTTGTATTCTTGATAAGTCATGATAATCTCCTTTGCATTACTTTGGTCAATGTATTCAAGTGTATTGTGCTAGTAGCAAGCCATAGATGACTAGTCTCGTGGCTCTGTGTCAGGAATGCCATCGGGCTTTACCACGTCTTACTACCAGCACTACTACACTCGAACTGTTAATGCGTACCAGTCGACCAGAACAGAGGTGAGGCTCTCGGCTGTGGTTTATAGTCATTACCGCTTGACTGTTACGCCGTCTCTGTTCTGTTTGTCAACTGTGCTGTGAGGCTCTTTGCTTGCTTCACTGTATACAGTTTAGCATAGAATGTATTGACGTGTCAATAGTTTTTTCGTAAAATGTAGGACTTTTTTTACCAACTTTGGGAACAAAGCGGGTAAAAGTATATTATATAATATTCTGCTGTCTCAAAGTGTCTCACTTTCAAAATGAGACACTTTTGATTATCTAATGATAGGCTGTGATTGTCAAACTAACAGAGGCGAAAATATGGTATGACTCTGAGACACTTTGCCCATTTGACCCCTATTTCCCACTGTCTCGTTTTACTCTAAGTTATTTTAAAGTTTACATAAATACATAAAGTATATAAAATACTTGCTACTAAAACGAGACACCCAAAAATATCTATTCAAATACCCCCAAATCATTGTATAATATGCTTTCTATGATCCAGCCCGTCATTGCTTACTTGTTCAGAGGCGTGCTATAATATTTATATGAATATATATGATAAACACAAGCAAGAATATCGCCGAGCATATTACAGAAAGAATAAGGACCTACTAAAGGAACGTCGTAAGATCTACCTACAGACAGACAAGGGGCAGAAGGCTTCGCAGTTGGCGACAGCACGTCATATTGCAAAGAAGTATGGTTATAAGTTAGTGTTGATTGATTAGTGGTGTTGATCTATTAAGGGTAATGGGGGGGGTACGGCCCCCATGGGGGTGGGTATTTTAGGGATGATTATTAGATAAAAAGATAGTTACATTCTTTTATTCACTTAGCCATACACATCGAAGTATACATGGGGGGTATGCCCCAATCTGAGAATCACTAGGGTCCCCTCTAGAAGTCCCACTCAAAAAAATGGGAGTCCCTGCTGAGAAATAGCGTATACACAAGCAGTATTTTGCTATATATAGCGTTGTGTAGTTACATTCACCGTGCTATATTAGGTATCAGTCAACGGCTCACTAACAAGCCCTTGACTAACAACATAAAATAGATTACAATGGGGGTGTTAGTGAGCCACCCTCGTTGAAAGACGGGGGTTTTACTTATGATAATAAAATATGACGCCGATTGCATCGATGAGATAGCTCAAATTTTAAACGATGTGACGGCAGATAATTGGAATAAACACGATTATTACAGGCTTTATTTACGGAATAAGATTTATAGTGACGATGACACACAATTATGGGATATCGTCACTATGGAGGAGTTTTCCGATGCGTTTGACTACCTAACTACTCCAGAGGTGGCTCATGCCGGCTAAGCAAACGAAGGCAGAAGTTGACGAGAAGGTGTCGATAAAGGAGAAACGGACCGAGAGTTTTGTTATTAACTATCCGACCATTGTGTTTAAGAATCAGCACCTGGTGAAAGTGGACGGCAGCTATGTGCCACTGACTCGCGAGGTGTTTCAGCGACTGGCTTACCAGCTTTACGGGGGACTGAATATGACGGCACTACGTGAGGTGGAGGACATGGTGCGGGCGACGGCGCCTATCCGGGACGATCTGGCACGCTTTGTGGCGCTGGGTGACGGCTCGGTTTGGGACATGGCCCTGTGTGACTACACGACGGCTATCGCCAACGAGGACTGCGTCTTTGCGACGCGTCACTACCCGGACCCGACTCACACTGAGGCCTCCATTACCTATATCCGGCAGCTGGCTAACGACCACGATGGGGTGGCAGAGGACATATGGCAGACCCTGGCGCCAGTGATTATGGACAAGAAGCCGACTGGGGTGATTTGGTATAGGGGGTGGGGACGCAACGGCAAGAGTGGGCTGCTCGAGGAGACTGACGGGGTGCTGCATAGACTTTTTGGGGCACACCTTTCCAGTGTGACACTCCATGCCATCGAGGACGAGCGGGACGCGCCACGCCTTAACGGGAATTTGGCTAACATCGTGGACGACTCGTCGGAGGGGCGGATTGACGACAGTCGCACGTACAAGGCGATCGGGACACACCAGCCGTTTCCGGTGCATAAGTTTCACTCGCAGGACGGTATTATGATTGACGGGAATTTGCACCATATTTTCGCGACCAACAATATGCCGGTTTTTGGGGACAAGAGCCAGGGGGCGAGGCGACGCACAGTGATTATTAAGTTTGAGAATGAGTTTGAGCTGGACGGCACCTTTTATGACCGGACCTTTACGGACGATTTTTTGAATGGGTTTTTGTATAACATGACTACGTGGGCTAAGAAGCTGAAAGAGTGGAATTACGGCTATAGGTTTTCAGCCAAGACGCTTGAGGACAAGATGGAGTATGACTCAGTGGTCAATACTGCAGAATCGTTTGCTGAGTACTTTATAAAAGAGCAAGGCGGCGTGATGTTCGAGAGTTACTCGCACATTATGACCCTGTATAATTGGTGGTGTGATCGTAATTCACTGGTAGCATTAGGTAAGATGAGTTTATCTGAGGCGTTTAAGTATAAAGGGTTTAAACGAAATAAGATCACAGTTGGGGATAGTCGGAAAAACGTGTTTAAGTTACATGGATATGACGAGGAGTATGAACCTATGGCAATGTTCGATACGGTCTATGTGAGAAAAGACTATGAGGCCGAGGAGGTGACTCCTATTGAAGTTATAGAACAGGGGCGATTCCGTGGCCTTTAATCTACAGGATATTGTGGAATGGGAGTGGTCGCAGTTTGTTAAACAGTACCGCTCGAATGACCATAGCGAGTATGAGGACACGCTACTGGAAGTGGTGTGGGCTATCTCAGATCCTAAGACCAGTCTTGCTAGCATCCGTCGAGTGATCGACAGGGTGGACGGCAAGCAGGCCAGGGTCATGGAGTTTGTTCCGGTCGGTGATAATGGGGTTGAGGTACGGGAGCGCGTGCCTCCGACAACTGCCATTCGTATGATGATTGCTGAAATTGCTGGACGGAAGAAGGGAACAGCTCAGATGTTACTTGATTATGTGAAGACTATTACTGAAGATCCGTTTTCGAAGCACCAGGCTGATCCGAAGGTAAAGAGTGTTATCGCTGCGGCACTGATTGTGCTTAGTAAGACAAAGCAGGGTGCAATGGACGAGCTACTTGACCAGATAGATGGTAAGGTGACTGAGCGGATTCAGGTAGGTGGTATAATCACTATAGAAAATATAGTGCACCAATTAGAGGCAGGGGATGACAGAAGAACAGATTAAAGCAGCAGTCCTAGACTTTTTCAAGTATTGTGAGGTGAACTTACAGATCTTGACGAAAGAGGGGCAGATTGTCAGATTTAAGCTGAACAGAATCCAGAAGAAAATCGTTAAACACTGTATCCAGTCTCTCGCAGACGGCAAGCCAATCCGTGTCATTATCCTAAAAGCCCGACAAGAGGGCGTTTCTACTATTATCGAGGCACTGGTCTATTGGTGGACGGCAACGCATAAGAACGTCAACGCTAAGATTATCTCTCACGATAAAGAGTCGGCTGAAAATTTGTACGGTATGTTCCGTCGCTACTATGATTACTCGGAAGATCAGTTTAAGCCGGCGACGAAATATAACACGAAACACGACTTGCTATTCGATACTCCCGAGGGGACTGGTCTAAAGAGCAAGATTAGCATCTCCAGCGCTGAGAATACGGGCAGTGGTATCGGTCAGACTGTCTTTTGGCTCCATGCGTCGGAGGTGGCGATGTGGAGTAACGGGCGTGAGCTGGTGGCTGGACTGATGCAAACGGTCCCGATGCGCGCCGGCACGGCTATTTTCCTTGAGTCGACCGCTAAGGGCGTCGGTGACTACTTTTATGATATGTGGCAGGGGTCGAAATCGGGCAAAAACAGCTTTACCCCGCTATTTTTTGGTTGGCATGAGCACGAGGACTATGCTCGACCGACAAAACTGAGAGAAAAGGACCTGAGCGAGGAAGAATTGGAGCTCAAAGCTCAATATGGGCTGACGTATCCACAGATAGAGTGGCGACGACAGAAATTGGCTGAGTTGAACCAGGATATCGACCTATTTCACGAGCAATACCCGATAAATGAGGTGGAGGCATTCCTCGCTGCCGGACGAGCTCGGTTTGACGCCTACAAATTGGCTGAGATGGAGAGGCAATGTGTTGATCCGGGACGATTCAACGTCGTCGAAGCTAAAACACCACAGGGCAGGATCCGTCTTAACGGTATGCAAACAGAGTATACGCTGAAGCCAACACTCGGCTCGCCTCTCAAGGTATGGGAAGAGGTGCAACCTGGTGTTAGCTATGTGATTGGAGCTGACGTCTCCGACACGGGAGAGGACAACTCGGTTGCGACGGTCATGTGCGAGGATACGTGCACTACTGTCGCTCGCTATGCTGCTGGTGATGTGGAGCCGTCAGAGTTTGGTGAGATTTTGTTCGAGCTGGGGCATTACTACAACAAAGCCCTTGTCGGGGTTGAGAGCAATAACCATGGTCTGACGACTATCCAGCGTTTGAGGGACATGAATTATAGTCGGCTATATCGTCAGGAGCGTGGCAAGGACGAACGGTTCGAGAGCTTTACGAGCAAACTGGGCTGGCGGACAGATCGCAAGACAAAGCCGCTGATGATTGACGCTTTGGCTGAGGCGATTGTAAAGGATCGTATCCACGATAGGGACTTAGAATTTGTCCGCGAGTGTATCACATACGTGGTAGACGACAAGGGTCGAACCAACGCTCAAGCTAGCAAACATGACGACCGCGTTATGAGTACAGCTTTAGCGTTACAATTATTTGATTGGAATGACGAAATAGTGTATCGTAGAAGGAGAAAAGCCGCTTATCCTTCCCCTTATCTGAAGGCAAAGCAGGCGAATAGGGAGTATTTAAGTGGCTAAAGATGTAGAACCGGCAAAAGTAGAAGATACAACTTACGATAATCCTTCAAAAAAGAAGGCCAAAACACTGGATGCTGACCCGTGTCTCGATAAGGTCGTAAAACGCTATGAGCAGTCTCGTGATTATGTTAATGATTATTATAAGAAAACATGGGAAGATAGTTGGAAAGCCTATAATAACCAGCATACCAATCATTCTCAGTATCATGGTGTTGCCAAGAACTATGTCCCACTAACCTTCACGATTGTCGAGTCTATCAAAGCTAACATCCTTGGTGGTGAGCAACGATTTGAGTATTTCCCGACTCGCGAGGACCAATCTCGTGATACTAAGGCTCTCAACGCGCTGGTGACCCATTACTGGTATACCAATAACTTCCCGGCTCATGCGTCTAAGTGGATTCAGGATCAACTGGTGCTTGGTACTGGCTTCTTGTGGACTTTCTGGGACGAGAAGCGAGGTGTTGTGCCGCAGTTTGTTCCCCTATCTGATAACTTTGTTGACCCGCTCGCTAAAAGCTACGAAGAAGTACGTTATGCGGGATTCCGTTTTTTGACTACTCTCAAAGAACTTGAAGAGGACAAGACTTGGGATGCTGAAAAAGAGGAGTTCGTTCCTCGATTTAAGAATCTCGGTATGGTGAAGCGTTCAAAGCGTAATGATCGTGACGAAACTGATAAAGAGACAAAAGATATGCTTAACGGCTCTACTCTAGTCAAAGATGCCAAAGAGGAGCAAGTAGAAGTTATCTATTATGTCGATAAAGAGAAAATCGCATATGTTGCTAACCGATCTGTTGTTATTCTTGAAGAAGAGACGCCATTCCAGCGTAAAGAACAGACAATCGAGTCATTTGATGATGCTGGGAACCCAGTGTCAGTTGACCTGCCAGCCATTGAACCATTCTTACCATTTGCTCCAGCTAGAAACTACATAGACGGCGGTCTGTTCTACGGACGGGGCGATGTTGAAGTTATCTTGCAGAGCCAAGAGCTACTAAACGATACTTCAAGCCAGAAAACCGACAATCTCACCTATATTGTCAATAAGGTGATGATGATTGATCCAGCCTACTCTGATGAGGGAGATGGATTTGACCTCGTTCCTGGTGCGAAATTCTTTGTGCCACCAGGGGCGGTCGAATGGCTGAATATGCAGCCTATTGGGTCCGATGCCGACCTTGAGATGAACCGCATCATTGATACTATGCAACGAGCTACTGCTGCTGACGAGATTATCCAGGGCCGTGGTTCTGGCGGACGTACAACAGCTACCGAGATTAGAGCCCAACTCGCCCAAGCCGGTACACGCTTTAGTATCAAGCTGAAAAATCTTGAGCGCGAAGGTATGAAGGTTGTAGCTGACAACATGTTCAAGCTTATCCAGATTTATGTGGACAAAGAGATTGCTGTGCGAGCTATTGGTGACCAAGGGGCTGAGTTCCACACCTTTAATCCTGGTGAGTATCTCGGTGATTACGAGCCACGAGTCATGCTTGATACAACAGCTCAAGCAGTGGCTGAAGAAGAAAAGCAGAATGCGATGATGTTCTTCCAGCTCGCGAGCCAGATGCCGTTTGTTGATCCTGTTGAGTTATTCAAGCGCACCGCAGAGAAACAGTTTGGTCTCTATGGTCCAGAACTTGATAAGTTGGTCCAGGCTCAGCAGCCAATGTTACCGGAAGAGGGCATAGTTCCTAATGATGAGGAGTTAGCACAAGAGCAGATCGCTAACATGTCTGATGACGAGATCGCTGCTATGTTAGCAGAAGAGCAAGCTGCCACGGGACCAGAAGTGGTTGAGCCAGTATAATGAAAGAAGGAGTGCGCATGGTTGAAAAAGATAAGCTTAGGGGCGGATATAATAGTTTCCTCAGAACCGAGAGCGGTAAAGATTTACTCAAACAGTTTGAAGTTCTGGAAAAGTCTTATGTTCTCAAGGCGATAAAGGGCGAGACAGCTGAAGCTAAGGCATTTGCTGTTTCGAACCTTGAGGGGCTTGTCGAGATACGTGATTATATCCTGCGTATGTCTAAACCTAAGAAATAGTGGCTTTATTGGGGAGTGTAGCACTCCACTCCCCAATAAAGCCACTATTGACAGACATAACCATTGTTTGATTTAATATGGCTAGAGTGCTAGTATTATTCATTTAACCCAGAAGGGAAGTGTATGTCAAACGATACCACAACCGACAAGGGTACTGAAGAATCTCAAGCCCCTCAAGGACAAGCTGAGAACAGTATCGAACAATCGGCGGAAAGTTTGCGAAGTGATGTGAGTGCCTCAGAAGAGACATCATCAACCACTCCAAACCAAGAGCCTGAAGCATCAGAGGATGCGGAGGACAACTCACAAGAGAGCCAGTCGACAGCAGAAGTTGACGACGGACTCAGCCAATGGGCGAGCAATAAGGGTGTAGACCTGAGCGATGCGACTGAGAAAGAGGTAAAAGCTTATCAAATGGCTTATAACTCTGAGAAGCGTATGCACGATGCTACAACCGCCGCCAAAACATCAGCTTTAGCCGATGCAGCAGCGGAAAGTAATGACTATGATGACCAAGCAGCGGTTATCGCAGAGTCTCGGATTCTTAATTTTTATACCCGTGTCCCAGATGCGCAGAACTATGATGCGAAAATGGGAGAGATTTATTCTCGGTTCGAAAAGACAGATCCAGAGTTTGCCGCTAACTTGCTGAAACGTCCTGAAACATTGTACGCAATGGCTAAGAACGAGGATAATCAGACTCAAGCTATGAATGCTCGTCAACAAGGGAAAAATGAGGCTTATGATAAAGTAAAGAGAGCGAAAGCAGCCTCATCTCCTAGCGTGAATGCTAGTGATACTCGCCCCGCTGATACCACATTGACCCTGCAGAAAATCGCTAAGATTATTGCGGAAGGTAAATACAATGAGTATCGGGACGAAATAATTGCATTTGAGCGTTCACAATACGGACTGAAATAGGTTTGCCGTAGTTCTCATTGATAGTCTCTTGAAAGGAGAATTGAAATGGCATTAGGATCAAACCAACTTACAGTAACCACTAACGCAACTTGGATACCTAAAAGCAGCTAGAAAATACTAGCTATGGGTAAAAATGTACATTTACATTGATAATTCGTTCTGATTAATTGGGAAAGTCCTGGAGAGGATAACCCACAACAAGGCTTGTTCTGGTAACCTACACTATGGTATACTGAAGATATGAATATATCCGAAGCATATGTAGCAGGGTTTCTGGACGGGGAAGGATATTTTGGCCTGATGAAACGTAGTGGCACAAATGCCAAATACTTTTCTAAAACACAGAATAAAATTGTGATTTATAAAAGACACGGCTTCTATCCTGCTATGAAAGTATCTCAAGTGAAAGATGATGCCGACATATTATATCGTTTACAGGATATGTATGGGGGACACATACATACGAAAAACTCGTATGATAATCACCGAGGAGCTGTCACTTTAGAGATAAAAGGTAAAAAGGCTCTAAAAGAGTTTTTACCAGAAATCATTCCGTACCTTATAGTTAAAAAGACTCAAGCTGAATTATTACTAGAGTTCTGCCAGATGGATTACGCCTATAGGCGTAAGAAAGACAAAACCGACTGGAATAGAGCATTAGAAATATTCGATGAGCTTAAGATACTAAAAGGTAAGCCGGTTGCAACGACTGAGTGAACGAACGGGGGAAACCCCGAAGCGACAGTCTGAACTGCACATATAACTCATGCCAATTAAAGTGCAGAGGGGATACCGAAGAGTTCCCCCGCCTCGCAAGGGGTCTGTAGGTCTAAAGGGTTAGACTAATCCACTAACCTGACTGAAAGTAACAGATTGGAAGTATGGGCATCAGAGGTACTTGCAGCTCGTGAGAGCAACCTCGTCCTTGCTAACCTGGTTAAGCGCTACGACCGAGATGTTATGAGCAAAGGTGACACTATTCATGTCCCTAACCTCAGTAATCTTGTCGCTCACGCTAAGGTTGCAAACACCGAAGTTGTACTTAACGGTATCACTGAAGGTGAAGTAGTAATCAACATTGACCAGCACTGGGAAGCATCTGTGCTTATCGAAGATATTACAGACGTTCAGTCTCAATACGATATGCAAGTTGAATACCGTGCAAAGACCGGTTATGCTATTGCTGAAAAGATTGACAACTTCATCGCAGTAGAAATGACTGCTAACTTCACTCAAGAAGTTGGTGCATTCGCTACAGCAATCACTTATGAAGCTGTCCTTGCAGCAAAATTGGCACTTGATGTTGCTAAAGCACCACTTAGCGAGCGATACTTCGTTGTTACTCCAGAAGGTCACCGTGACCTCCTGAACGTAGACGAGTTCATTCGTTACGATGCAATGGGTGCAAGCGGTCAGCCTTCACCAATTAAAACTGGTAAGGTCGGTACACTTCTTGGTAATGAAGTATATATGAGCCAAAACCTTGAAGGTGTAAGCTTGTTCTTCCAAAAGGAAGCATTTGCACTCGCAGTGCAAAAGAGTCCTGTTACTGAGAAACAGCGTAAGACTGAATACCTTGGCGATCTTATCGTCACCCAGGCAATCTGGGGTGGTTCAGTACTTCGTACAGACCACGGCGTTCGCGTCAAAGACTCAACTACTTCTGTCTAACATTAGATTAGTAGTAACATTAGCCCCGCTTGCAAGAGCGGGGTTTTTGGTTATACTTATAATATGAAAACGAGTGCTTGTGATGTAGTGTATATAGTGAGAACTGGTGACAATCCTGAATTGCTCTACTCGCTCCGTAGCTTATCCAATCTCGACTTTAGTGGTAATGTCTTTATATATGGGTATAAGCCAGACTTTGTGACAAACGTGACGTATGTGCCGCTAGAGCAAAACAGGGGTGCTGCCATGAATAGTCTGACTAACATGCTGACTGCCTGTAAGGATGATAGAGTGAGCGACCCGTTCATTCTTCTCCACGATGATTTTTGTATCAAGGAGCCTGTTGATGAGATACTCCCGAAACACAGGGGTGACTACAGCGAGATGAATAATAGTGGGTCAAGCTGGCACCAACGTCGTATGCAACGCACCGCAGATTGGCTAAGGGGTAACGGGTTCACGACGCTTAATTACGAGCTACACATGCCAGTCATTATCCACAAAGCCGACTTTCTAAAGATAGAGGAGGTCGACCGCCCCTACATGTATAACAAACTGAGTCTTTATGGGAATATGTCAGGACTAGGTGGCGAGAAGGTCGCTGACGTGAAGGCAACAAGGATAGATGATATAATGCCAGAAGGACCGTTCGTTGCCACTAGCGAGCTAACATTTGAAAAATCACCGATTGGTAAAGCAATAAGGGAAATGTTCCCAGGAAAGAGTGTATATGAAATCTAGTGTCGGGGCAGACATCGAGGGAAAGAGTAACGAGTACCAGGATAGGTATCTCGCTCATCAAGTACACCCCGGTGGCAAACGGGACGAACTTATCGCTATTATTAAAGAGCGTCACTCAAATAGGCGTTTCGACGACAAGGGGGTGGATGACCAGACTCTCAGCATTATACTTGATACATGTCGACACGCTCCATCATCTTGCGACCGCTTCGGTGTTCGCATTAAGATTGAAAAAGACAGAGACCGAAAGACCTTATTAAATGGACTGTTGGTTGGTGCGACTGGTTGGCTCTACCGTGCTCCAGTAGTGCTGATGTTGTGGGCGGATGGAGCAGCATATCAGGGTGGCGATAACGGCGACGAGGTGGAGTATAATGCACGTCTCGATGCTGGCGTAATGGCACAGACTATTATGCTGTCCGCAACATCACTGGGGCTACACACGGCATTTGTCAATCCACAGGTTCGTAAAGAGAACAGAGAGTTTTTCGAGGAGCGATTTAAACCACAGCTAGATGAGCCGATATTCTGCGGTGCTGTTGCTATAGGTTATCCGCACCCAGATCCGATAGATAAAACTCGTAGATTGATTGATACGGTGGAAATACTATGAATATAGCAATGGTATCTATAGCCTACAACGGCTATCAGCGGTTTATCCCCCAATGGCTTGATGCAGTTGAGAAAATGACCATCAAACCGAAACAACTCGTTATTGCCGTGGAGGAGACAGATGACCCAGAAACAAATAAGATTTATGAGGATGCTACGAGTAGAGGTGTGCAGATAGTCAGAGTAAGCGAAGCTCGAAATATGGGGCAGATGAGGAATGCTGCTGTTAGTAAAACGACTACTGAGTGGGTGATGTATCTCTCGGTTGATGATGTAATCGAACCCTATTCTATAGAGGAGTTCCAGAAGTATGAGAAGGATGCAGATTGGATTTGTATTCGTTGGACAACAAAAGGGTTGGGCGTTCCGACCATGGAGCATGATGGTGTTACACCGCTAGAGAATTTTATAAATAGGCAAAAAGGTGGGAGGGGTGGATTCATTATTGCCCAAAGTCCGTATAGACGACGGATATGGGAGAAATGCAACTACGAAGATCATGACTTACCCAATGCACCGTTTATAGCAGCAGCAGTCACCAATGGGGCAAGATTCGTGAAGACGGAGCGTCCATGCACTATTTATCTGCGTCGTCCCGATAGTCACGCCAGAACCTCATTATTGAAAATTAAGAGCGAGGCATATAGACTAAAAAGGGTAATGGAGCTGCGGATTGACAGGTACTACCAACTACGTGTTAGAATAGAGCAATAACCATAAGGAGTGTATTATGAGTGAAGAATTGACACCGAAGCAGATTAAAGAAAATAAAAAGAAGAATATTGAGTTCACCCAGTCTCAGCTGGATGATTTGGAGAAACTCTCATTTCCAGTCGATTTGAGCAAAGAGGATAAGTTGCAGTATCTTAAGCAGCAAATTGATGGCTTCACAAAAGAGCGTTACCGTTATGAAATTGATGTGGCCCTCGGTCGGGCATATATTGAAGAGGGAGAACGCCTTGAGAGCGATGCTCATCTGATAAATGGTCAGAAGAAGATTGTTGAGGCAGTCGGCAATCTAAAATCCATCGCTCTCAACCTTGAATATCTCTGCGCTGAACGCGATAAACTTACTAGCTAGTACATCCTTGCTAAAGAGGGTATAATGTTGGTATGATAGGCGACTTCGACGAAGTGGTAGAGGGAGTGAAGGGCAGGAAGTCTCTTGATGACTCCTCTGCTCGTGAACACGCCATGAAGATGGAGTTGCTTGCTGCTATTGGCTCAGTCCAGCGAGCGGTTTTGCAGGGATCAAATAGCACTCTACAGGCTCTGGTTAAGGGCAAACTTAAGGTCAATGTCGAAAATCAGGTAGAAATACCAAAGTCTGTCGCTACGCCTGACGCTATTGTTGGTGCAGATGTGGTCGCTCAAGCGATTAAAACTCTTCAATCTACTGTTGAATCACAAGAGAATGTTGATATAACACCCATTGTGAGCCGTCTGGAGGCTCTACAAGCGGTCTTAGATCGTTTACCTACAGAATACCCAGAAATGCCCGAACACCCCACAGAAATGGCGGTGAAGGGTCTACAGGACGTTGTAGACGCGGTGAGTGGCTTGCAGTCGAGCATTGAAGCAATCGAAGTGTCTCCAACTATCAAAGTGGAAGCCCCTAAAATTGATTTAAGCAAAGAGTTTAAGCAACTCGAAAAGACAATCGCCAAGCTCGATAAAGAAATTGTCATCCCAGAGCAGAAAGAAACTGACGTTACTCCTGTCGTGTCTGCTGTCGATGCGGTGCGTAATGCTATCAATTCTCTTGTCTTCCCGGTCCCCAATGTGAAGCCAGTGTTCCTTGACTCTGCTGGTCATGGCGCCCAACCAGTGTTGGAAGCCGATGGCTCCGTTCCGGTCACGATCGTTGCTGGTGGAGGAGGAGGTGGAGGTGACGCCAGTGCTGCTAAACAAGACGAACAGACTGCACTCTTAACTCAAATTCAAACAAATACGGCTAATACGACTATTGAAGCTGGCGATATCAACCTCAATACTGATGAGATTGAAGCAAAGCTCGATACAATTGCTAGTCAGCAGCAGCAGGACGCTCTCACTGATGCACAACTACGTGCAGCACCAGTAGATGTAGATACTGGACTAACGCAACCAACAACACCATCAGACACACAGCCAATAAGCGCAGCGAGCTTACCACTGCCGACAGGAGCAGCGACGGCAGCTAACCAGTTACCAGATGGGCATCAGGTTGAGGTGAATAACTTTCCAACAGAGTATCCCTTACCAGCAGCACAAATAACAACCCTTACTCCACCAGCTGCTATAACGGGCTTCGCCACTGAAGCTAAGCAAGACGACATCATTACTGCTATAGGAGGTATTGGCGCACCTCCAACTTACACAACGAGAATTGACGAGGCGTCCTCAACAGTTACTTATATCGGCGATGCAGCTATAGGTTCAAGCGAATCAAGTTCTATATGGAGGATTAAGAAGATTGATACTACTTCTGGAACGAGTATCACATTTGCTGATGGTAATGGTAATTTCGATAATCAATGGTCAGGTAGAGCAGGACTAAGTTATTCATAAGGAGGATATATGGGAAAGATAGAATTAGATATACATGACGGTAGCGTAACTGAGGATAGTGCAAACCAGCGTACGGCTGAGGTCGATTTGCAGAAGTATGAGGTGATAGCAGAAAACGGAATTTTTAAGCGTGGCAAACTTTGGAAAAAGGGTGCTAAAATTGAACTAGACAAATTAACAGGTCAGCGATTTGTTGACAATAAGGAGTTAAAGAAAGTCAAATGAAAACAACGCATAGAGTAATAGATAATCGAGAAGGTGTAAAAGCCAATGCCAAAGGTGAGTTCTGGCACATGAAAGCTGTTTTGCGTAAAGCAGACGGTTCACAAGAAATTACAGAGGTATATAATACCGTAACCACGGCTGGTAAAAACATGATTGCTGACCGCCTACTTGCCTCACCAACACTTGGCGTCCCAACCCATATGGCTATTGGTACGGGTACCGGTGGTACAACCTCACTAAACACAGAGCTTGACCGTAACGCCTTTACTAGCAAGACACGAAACAATGCTGTAGTTACAATGGTTGGTGATTGGGCAGCTGGTGACGGTACTGGTGCTTTGACTGAGGCTGGTGTGTTTGACGCATCAAGCTCAGGTAACATGCACCTATACACATCTTTCTCTGTAATCAACAAGGGTGCAGCCGATGCCCTGACGATTACGTGGACTTTGACTATTAGCTAGAACATTACATAATATGGCTACTATCACAGGAACAGTTACAATCACAGCAGATGACTTGTCTGAATATACAGACCTATTAAGTCGCGCCCAAGAACAGACAGATATAAGTAATCTTCTTGAAGATAGCCAAAACCTTACACTTACATTCGACCTGAATAGCGAGGCTTAAATGGCACAATTTGTTGAGGTAATCAACACTACTGGCACAACAGTATGGACTGCCCCGACTGGGGTTACCTCTGTCACTGTTGAGCTATGGGCTGGAGGTGGTGCTGGCGGTAACGGTGCGACTCTTAACCGAGGAGGAGGAGGTGGTGGTGGTTCTTATTCTCGTTCTGATGTAACCGTCACGCCTGGAAACTCATATAACGTCGTAGTGGGAACTGGTGGGGCGGCGGCTGGCTCTGCTGGCGGAGCAAGTACCTTCAACTCGACTACCGTCACTACGGTTGGAGGTGGAGCTGGCGGTAATGCCTCTGGTCTCTCTAACGGTTCTGCGGGCGCTGCTGGTTCTGGCGGAACGGGGACAACTAAGTTTAATGGTGGCGCTGGTACAGCTGGAGGTTCTGGTGGTGGTGGTGCGGGTAGTGCTGGAAATGGTTCTGGTGCTACTGGTGGTACACCTGACGGTGGTGCTGGTGGTACGACTGTTGCTGGTACTGCCCCTGGTGGTGGAGGAGGAGGTGGAGCAATCTTGAACGGTGCTGGGCTTGCAGGAGCTAGGGGGATGGCAAGACTTACGTGGTCGGGTGGCCAAGAGAGCCTAACTGCTTCAGATAATTTCCAGCGCGTAGTTATTTGGAACCGTACTAATAACGAAACTGTTACTGCAACAGATGCAATTGGCAAGAATTACAGCAAACCACAGAATGACTCTGTTACTGTCACTGACGACAATGCTAAGTTTTATTATAAACTCGCATCTGATGAGGTAGTAGTCGCTGACGATAGCATAGTAAAAGAATACTTCAAGAACATGGTAGAAACTCTGACTGCCACCGATGATATTACGCTGACACTCATATTCCTTCGTTACCTAGACGATACTGTCACCACTAGCGATGCCATTGCTAAGTCAATTCGCTTAGCTAAATCAGACTCAGTAACTGCTTCAGACACAAGTGTTCGATGGCCTAAACTAAATAAATCTGATAGTGTGACGGCCACAGACCAGCTCTCTAAAGTATCCCAGTTCAATAGGTTACCTACCGATTCCGTAACTGCAACCGATTCTCTGGCTAAAACACTCAGTATTAACTTTTCAGATAATATAAGTGGCTCATCTACTCCAGAACCAGAAGTTGTCAACCCACCTTATGTATTAACAACCGACGGACAACTAGAGAAATTCGTAGCAGATACAAGTCCTTATCCCTTATATATAAAGTTGTGATTTTATGCTAGAATATTGCTAGAGGTATAAAAGAATGGCCTATACACTTTTAGACATAAGAAACAGAGTAAAAGATCGCCTTGATGACCAGGATTTTTCAAATTCCCTGCTCAACAACTTCATCAACGATGAGCAACGAGAGATACTGAACTATTACAATCTTCCGTTCAATCGTACATTTGCTCTCCATACTATCAATCAGGGTGATGATACCATCACTTTGCCAGCAGATCACCAGACCACTCTCGGCCTTCGTATCACTGGCCCACAGAATTACGATGTCGAACTCACGCAGTATTTCCTTCCTTACAACCGTTTTAAGGACTATTTCCGAGAGCAGCAGTACCGATCGCAGAATAATCTTCGCTACTGGACACTAAACAATAATCAAGAGATAGAGTTCGCCTGGCAAGCTGACCGTACATTCACTCTTGAGCAGGATTACATTAAGACTGCCGCAGAGCTTGAGAATGATAATGATGTCCCTGAAATACCAGAGGAGTTCCGTGAACTGCTCATCCTTGGTGCTTACATTCGTGCACTAGAGGTGAATGACGATAACGACATTGCTCAATATCAATATGGTAAGAAGGAGCTACTGATACAGTCTCTTGTGAAGCGGTACGCACCGAGTCAACAGAAGGGCAAGACAACCGTCCTTCGCAACACCTTTAGAGGAATTTGATCGTGGCATCTCGTAGTCGTTTCAGCAAGGGAGTCAGCCAGGCTCCGTCTGGACGCAAGCTCACCCCACAGGTCGTGCGTGATATGCGCGGCCTCAATTCGACTGATCCGTACACCATACTTGAAAACTATGCTTCTCCGTATCTTCGGAATGCTCGCATGTACAGTAGCGAAACAGAACGACAAGTCGCTATTTCTACCCGCAATGGCTCTGACTTCTTCTCCGTCCCTATCGGTGAGGGCATTGACGTCTCTCAAACGTCTACAGCTGGTGCTGCGACCAGTGAACTGTCTCGATTGACCTATGTAGCACAACGCTTCACTGCTGCATCGAGTGAGGTACTGACAGCAGTTGACGTCCGTATCAACAGCAACACCGCCAGTCCCGGGACATCCCCTGTCATTGTCGAGATACGGTCAGATAGCTCAGGTGCTCCAGGAGCAGTCATAGCGACTAGCTCATTGCTCGGTTCAGACATCGACACTGCGTCTGCCTATGTTCAGGCTCGATTTGTAGACACACCACTTCTCACGGCGGCGTCTGACTACTATATTGTGACCTATATCCAGACTGAAGATGATGACGAGAGCTATGCTCTTACCACTACGACTAATACTACTGACGGGGTAGTATCGGTCAACGGCGGAAATACTTGGGTAGATCAGGCATACAGTGTCAACTTCAGGGTGTACACTGCTACTCCCGGTGAGACAAAGAATGGGTTTGTTTGGCGCAGAGAGAATGCAGATGATGTCTATTTCTTAGTGCACAATACGGATATCTACACCGTAGATCCTGTTGACGGCTCGACCACCAGCGTGGCGAGTGGTCTTGACGCCAATGCGACTCGCTACCGCTTCGCAGTATTTGACGGTGCGGTTTTTGTGGCTAACGGTGTCGACTCGCTGATGCGTAGCACAGGCGGTGCTTTTGCTGCCGTATCTGGTCTGACGACTATACCGAGCCACGTCGTCTCGCATAAGAACAGATTGTGGATTGTGGATGCCGATGACCCAACTCGAATAGAGTTTAGTAATATCGGTGATTACAATACTTGGGAGGGGCTGTCGTTCGTCTATATCCCTGAACCTAACTCTGGCGACCCGATTGCAGCACTGATTAGCTTCCAGGACACCCTAGTCGTCCCCACAAGGCGCAATAAGTTCGTGGTGTATGGTTATGACCTCGCAACGCTTGAGGTGCGTCAGTCTCTCGGTAAAGAGGGAGCAATCAGCCAAGAGGGCGTGGCGGCTGACGAGAATTACATCTTCTTTATCTCTCCTGACAGGCATGTCTATCGCTGGAACGGCTCTGATGACGAGCAGCTGTCTCGTGTTATTCAGGCTGACCTAGACGACATCGCTGATGTGGACGCCAGCTCACTCTCTATATTCGATGATAGGGTATATTACTGGTTCCAAAAAACGGGTACCGTCCAGTTCAATCAGTGCTTTGTCTATGAGAAACGATACAAGGAATGGTTCTATGACGAGGGACGAGGGACTAAGTTCGGTCTGACCACCCTCAAGGGTGAGGATAACTTCATTATGGGTAGTGGCTCTGTCGGGGCGCTCTATATCGGTGAAATTGGGTTCAGTGATATGGGCAAGCCTATCGCATTTGAGTATTTCACCACTTACTACGACTTTGGTGCTCCTGATAACTATAAACAGGTACGACGACTCTATGTTCACCTAAGACGAGCCGACTGGAACGGTAGTGTCACCGTCGGTGTCGATGCCGACTTTAGTGGATCTCCTACTGAGGATACCGTCAACGTCTTCACGAGTGGCTCGATCTGGGGCGAAGTTACCGGGGGTTCATTCACTTGGGGCGGTGGAGAGCAATATGTCCGCTATCGCACAACTGTGCCGGGGCAACATACTAACTTTCAGGTACGAATTAGCAAAACGGGTGTGGACACACCAGTGTACTTCATCGCGTACTCGATGCACATCCGACTTAAACGACCAGCGAGGTAACCTATGAGTTTACGACCAATCGGACTTACTTCTGATATAAAGCAAGTCACAATGGTGGCTAACGATAACTTTCGTGTCATTGACAATCAGTTTCGAACTAATGTTATAAAGACAGGAGATGGGGGCTCTCTTGTATTCGGTCAACAATCTGACGATACCTATGGTACGTCTTTTTACGACAGTGCCGGCAATCTTCAGAGGAGAACAACTGCTGAAACTGATTTTTACTATGATACGTCGGATGGAAGAAACTATATGCAAATAGGCAAGCTTCCGGATGGTAGCTATGGAGTTGCTATAGCAGAATCTCCAAATGATGTAGGAGATGCTATAACATAATGGCAACTGATAGAGATAAGTTACAATTTTATAGTCCAGATAAGATAGATAAGATCGTCGAACACGGTACAAAGACTATTATCAACGACGGCAATACTACATCAAGCGGTACCAGTCAAGGACCGCAGCTAGCTCGTGTCGTAACTGGCACTAGCTCTCACTCGTATACAAGAGCGCCGTTTATACGTTGTCGCTGGAATGTTGACGGAGGGAGTTGGAATGGGCTTGAGGCTGAGATTATGGGGTCTTTTACTATCACCTATACTGATGTACCTGTTACGTCACCGCCACTTCAAATACTACGTGCAGCAGTGTCTATTGGCGCAGATGAAAATACTGTTTATTTTATGACAGCAAATGGTGATCATGGTAATCAGTCTACTGTATTGGCATCACCAAATACCGGATACACTCCAGTAAGTCATACCTTTAACTTCGAGTATTGGCTATTTGAGAGGGATTGATATGACAGTAGATTTAGAAAAACTGGCATTTTATTCAGGCAATAACTACATGAAGAAGGGGTTCTCTGGCAGTCAAGATCTAACACTTGGTGGATCGAACAGTGTAGTTACTCATACTGTTACTCATAATCTCGGCTATATACCAGATGTGTATATTGGCGCTGAGTTGGAGGATAATAGTGTCATATGGGCAAGTAGGAGAGTATACAGTGGACTTAATGCGTCTATTGGTAGTGATTACCCATTAAGTGTTCAGTATTGGGTAGATACAACGACACTAACGATACGACTCCAGAATGGCGTTGGATCGTTAGTACAATCTGGCAATAGAACAGTTTATTGGGGCATCTATTATGACTATTCTACATAGGAACTATTATGGCAGTGGATCTAACTAAACTTATACTTCATACGGGCTATCCATCATTCCACAATGATGATGTTTACACGAGTTCTTTTGCTATTAGTGGGACAATGACGCCGGGTATTAACACACGAACACACGACGTAACAGTGGGTGATGGCTTTACTATAGCAGATGCCATGTTTCAAGGCAGGTCTGCTGGAACAGACCCTCGTCCTACTAATGCATGGTTCCGTCATGGTGCAATATGGACGTTTGTAGCATTTGATGGTCTCGATTATCAGTGGTTTGTTACTTATCAGATAACATCTAGTACAAACCTACGAGTAACCGTTTACAGCAATAATCCATACACGTCAAATATCACTGCCGATTCTGCTACATTGAGTATTAGGGTATACAATTACCGTTCTGTGTAGAACTAAATTGTGCCTAAGTATTCCCAGTCTTTCGATTTTTTAGCTTCGACACCGTCTTCATATCCGGCATTTGAGTTGTGCATCTCCCAGAAAAGCTCATAAGCACTTTTGCCACTTTTCTTTAGTGCAGTAACGATATAAACGAAAGAGGCTTCCCTGTCATTAGCAAAACGGGTGTTAAACCACTTCTCAAAATAATTCATATCTTCAGGTGATACGTCGTATTGTTCATATAGTGTTTGCTGTTCAACTGGTGCTGGCTCACTGATTACTGGCTGTGTTTCCTCTTCCACTGTAACTTCCTCCTTTTGTACGATAGTTGGTTCAATAACCTGCTCTTTACTCAACTTTCGTAATTCTGATAATGCCTCACTCGGAAACGTACTATACATTGTATAGCCGATACCGACAATACTTATGACACCAATAATGCTGATTATAATGCTTGCTTTCATTATGACACGATACTAGCACAGTTTTGGTATCGTGTCAAGATGTTGTAGCTAGTTGGACGTGTACATGATATAATGTTAGTGTATAAAACATAGGGGTCAAACATGAATCCATCGTTCCAAGAACTTGATAAACAATCTGCACAAATCTACGATCCGCAGATACAGAATATTCAACAGCAACTCTCACAAATTCCTGCTCTTTACGACCCACAGAGAGAGTCGCTTAAACAGGCCCGGCTTAACGCTTTTCGGGACATCGACGCTAATGCCGCTGGTAGGGGGGTATTTTACTCTGGCGCTCCAGCCGAGAAGCAGCTACGTTACACCTCAGAGGTATACACTCCTGGTCTAGCCGACATTAACCAGAAGCAGCAACAGCAACTTGCTCAATCAGCAGAGAAACTTGCTTCAACAACTGAGGAGCGTCAGAAGTACACACTAGGACGCTTTGATACGCTACTTGGTCAGCAACAGACGGCTACGCTTCAGAAGCAGCGTCAGGACTTCGATGCTCGTATGGCTGCCTTGCGTCGTGATAATGAAGAGCGTATCGCCCGTATTCAAAATGAAATGCAACTAAGGATTGCTTACGCGTAATGCCTCCTACCAACCAGCTCATCACACAGAACACAGGGCTACTCAGCCGAGTGACCGCTGAGCAAGCTGCCGCCGCTCAGGCACAGGCAGCTGGCGTCAAGACCGCCCTTGACGAGACTGTCAGGGGTATTGTGCGTAATGCCGCTGGTGGGCGTGGTGTGACACTGACTGAGCCAGAGCGAGCCAGGCTACTCGGCACTGGCGAGGCAGCAGCCCAGACTGCACAGGCACAAGCTGACCTTACTGGCACTGAGCTAGGAGGCTTGACTACTCGCTTAGTATCTCGCACCCAGCAGGCTGGACTAGATTTTAGTGATGCAGAGCGAGCTAGAGCCCAGGAGCGAGGTTTGTTAGCTAGAGCTCAAGAGGCAGAGCTGGCATCGACTCAGGCTGACTTGGCATCTCGTGAGCGTTTAGCTCGTGAAGCAGGTCAGACTGACTTACAAGTAGCTCAGGTTAGGAACACTCGTGCTAGACAGGCTGCTGCAGCTGAGCAGGCAGCGGCACAGAGTATTAAATATGGTATTACACAAAATGATAAAAAACAATTACGCTTTGTCAATAGCCTTGGGGAGACATTAACACCTCTTGAGTATGCTCAAGCAACAGGCACTAAAGTAACTGATGTTTTGAAGATTATTGCTACTAGAGCAAAATCAGATAATATCCGAAATCTAGCGGCAGGGTTCCATCAGCAACTTCAACTCGGTAACGAGAAGCAGCAAGCAGAATGGATTAAAAGATATATGAGCAATCCGGTATTTAGACAGGTACTATTGTCAGAATCTACTTGGAGGTAGTATGGACTGGGATTTTAACGCTTTAGCTAGAGGCGATAAAGAAAAGCAAAAGATATTTTTCAATCCTGAGACCCGTCGTGCTTTACAGAAAGATATTGAATATTTTGATAAAAATAGGAAGCAGTTCTATAAAACAGCTGTTGATGAAGATATTAAGAAGCAACGGCTTAAGGCAGGATTTCGCGTTGAAGGGGAAGGTTCATTACTAGAGCGAGCTGGCGACTTCGCCCGCGAAGCATTCGTGGAAGCACCTGTCACATTCGCTAAGGGCATCGGTGATGTAGCTAAGGGACAAGCAGCTGCTGATATACTTGAAAAAATTACTACTGCTCGTAACGATTGGACAAAGCGTCATAGTGCGTATCTTGCGACTCTGTCCGAGGCAGACTACGACAAGCCAGAGGTGAAACGTAAGCTTCGCCAGTTTGAAAATGAGCTGAAGAGAATAGATGTTACAACTGAACCTCTTAGCGATGCGATAAAACAGTCATCAGCCGTCGATCCTGTAAAGACCGCTGCTGCTGGAGCTGAAACCGCACTCAACGTGGGTGGCTTTGGCTTACTACGTGGGGTGGCTAAGGGAGTGAGCAAGCAACTTGTTAGAGAGGGTGCTGAGACAGCAGCTCGACCCTCTTTACTACGAGCAGCAGGACAACTTGGCACAGAGGGTGCCCTCTATGGTGGTGCGTCAGGAGTTGCTACCACTGGTCGTCAGCGCGGTTCTGAGGTTACTGCTGAGGAGCTGGCTACCAATGCTGGTGTCGGTGCTGTTGTGGGTGGTGTGCTAGGTGGCGCTCTGCCAGTGGCAGCTGCCGGAGTGCGTAAGGCTGGGGTGGCTACAGAGCAATCACTACTGAAAAAAGCTGCCGAGAGGCAGGCTGAGGGCTATGTCCCAGCTGGCAAGATGACACTGAAGGAAAAAGCCAGTGAGCGACTACTAAACCGCTACTCGGCACTCAGTAAGAGCGATAGGGATGTGATGAAGGATATGATAGCCAAGGGTGAGGCTAAGAATATCCCTGAAGCCCAGCAGAAACTCCGAGTTGAGGGACGCAGCACTGAGGCACTGGTCGACGAGATTAAGAGCGCTAGTGTCAGGGGTGTCCAGAATATCAAGGACAAGAGTGTTGGTCAGCGAGCTATTGGCAAGGCACGAGCGGTTGAGGACGTGGCGATTGACGCTAACAAACGAGGTGACACGACTGAGTTTATGCAGTACATGACCGACCTATTTGATAGGCAGGCTCGTTCGACTACTAAGAAGAAGATCCAAAGTGAACTGGATGATACGGCGCTCAGTGCCCGTATAGCTGACTTCGAGACGAGGAACGCAGACCGTCTCGGTGAGGTGCAAGATGATGTCAAGCTGATTAAGCAATGGGGTGATGATATCCTCGACAAGGACGTGAAGTTTGGTGGACTGCCCAAAGATACAGCTGACTACATTAAGAAGACGTACAAAGACGTCTATGTGCCTATTAACCGCCTATTCGACGAGGAGGGCGTCATCCGACCAGAGATAGCTGGAGGATTGAAGCAGTCTGGCAAGGACATCATTACTCGATTCTTATCTGGCGGGAAAGCTCCGATTGACCTGTCGTTTGACCCAATCGTACAGCGTGCAGTCAACGCCGAGAGACATCTGTCTATCAATAAGCTGAACCAGGAGATTGCCAGACGAGCCGATGCCGGTCTGATTGACGCTAAACGAGTGGTCAAGTCTGAGGTAACGGCGCAGCAGAAAGCAGCAGAAGACAAACTCAGAGTTGTCGAACAAGATCTTAGTGAGGCGACTGGCAAGGATGTGAAGAAACTGAAAGCTGAACGCAAAGCCATTCGAGAAGAAATACGCTCATATGCCCAGCCAGGACCAGAGAGAGATGGCCTCATCCGTTCACTGGCTAGTAACGGTGAACAGGACATTGTTCAGGCAAGTGGAGCAGTTAACAAGTCGCTGGCTAACCTGTCTTCTAACACCTCTATGGACAAGGTGATACGGTTATTGGGCGCTCCATCTAACGCCCTTAAAACCACCTTCACAGGTAACCCGATACTGGCTCCGTCTTTTGCGGCTGCTAAGGCAGTGTTTAACCCGATGCTGATGGCTATCACC